AAGTGCAAATGGCCCGTGCTCAGCTTTACAAATCCGCAAAGTATTCAATAAAGCTTCACGAGATGCTTAAAAATGTAAGCGAAGCTGATGGCCTTGAAGGTTGGATACAATCTAAAATTACAAAAGCTAGTGAAATGCTAGGTTCTGTTTATCATCATTTAGATTATGAAAATAGCCCAATGTCAGAATCACAAAAAGATACACATTGCAAAGATGAGTGTTGCGGTAGTGATGTAAAAAGAGAAGACTGCGAATGTCCTCCAAACTGCAAACACTGTAATTGCAACGATGATAGTATACCGGAAGAAAAAACTTACAAAGAGCAACTACATGCAAAACTAGAAGGTAAGTTTAAATCAGCCGCACATCGTAAAGCTGTACATGCTGGGAAAGCTTCTGGCAAAAGAAAAAAATAATGGATTATCATGCACTCCAACAAAAGTTATTTGAACTTGATCCTGCAGATCCTGCGGAAGATATACGAAAAATTAGAGAGATGGCTGAAGGAGAAGCACCCTCTGGACATGAAGTTTTAAATAAAACAATTACAGAAACTGTAGAAGTTGAACCAGGATCGGTTCCAGTAGATAAAGATTATAGTGTTAGCGATTTTGCTAAACTTGCCGGAGTGCAATTGAATGAAGCTACTCCGTTAGATGCTATTAAACATGGTTTTAAAAATTATAACAAAGTAGATGCACTTAATGTTAAATTAGATGCTCCAAAAGATAAGCCTGCTCCTGTAAAAGGTACTACACCTGCACCAAAGCCAAAACCAGGAGAACCTGCACCAAAGCCACAAGGTGGTGATTGGCCAACAAGTAAAGAAGGTCATACTTTAGCTAAAGGTGATCTAGTTTCATATAAGAATGCAAAAGGACAATTTAGAAAAGATGTACCTGTAGTTGACCTAATCCAAGGCAAAGTTGATGGTGAAGGCAAACCACAAATCCAACTTAATATGAAAGGTGCTACTTACGCTATAAGCCGTAAACAAATAATGTCGGTAAATGGTAAAAAGTTTACATTAGTAGACGCAAAAGCAGGCACTGGTACTATTGAAGCATTAGAAGCAAGAATAGCTTATCTTGAAGATGTAATAAAAGAATTTGTAGAAGGCAAAAAGAAGCCAAAACTTATGAAAGCTAGAGATCCAAATTGGCGTGATATGGAAGCTTTACGTAAAAGTGGAGCCGCTGGTAAGCATAAAGATAAGAAAAAAGATGCCAAAGCAGGTATTACAAAACATAAAAAAGATTACGCTACAGAATCTATCAAGTCCCAACTCTGGGCGGCACTTAAAGCAAAATAATAGTTGACAACCTCATAAAATTGTAGTATAATAGATACAATTACACAAATACCTAATGGAGGAATTATGAGTGATCGTACTTATGGACCTGAAGAGAAGGCCAAATTAGAACGCCTTGTGAACGAAGGTGTTACAGTATTACAAGAAATAGAAGATTTAAACACGGGTCTAAAAGAAACTGTAAAAGCAGTTGCTGAAGAATTAGACATTAAACCCACTCTTATAAACAAAGCAATCAAAATTGCACAAAAAGGCGATTGGGCGGCACATGCCGACGCTTTTGACGATCTTGAAACTTTAGTTGTGACAGTGGGTAAAGATAAGTGAATGGAGTCGTTAGATATTTTAAGGAAAGCTACCGGCTAAGTCCGTTTGCATTTTACTGTGAGTTTTTTGAAACTTTATTTTTAGTAAGTGCTAGTGCGGTGCTAACTTGGACAGTGCTAGATCCTGCTACTGAAATTTTTATTCCTATGTACTTAATAGGAAGTATATTGGGCTTGATAAGCACAGTGATAAGAAAGGCCGCATTTACAATTTTCTTATGTAGTTGGTTTGTTGTAATGAATACTATTGCGTTAATACAAATTGTGGTAAATTAATGATTACAACCACAAATACTTTACAAGGTAAAATACTTGAATAAGTACAATATCGCCCACAGGGCATGTAGACGGTTAAGTTGGCCAAAAGCAACGAGGAGAAAAAATTGAGTTACGTAGACGCACTATTTGATAGGGACTCTGACATTATTAGAGTCGTTGAGCGTAAAGAAGGCAAAAGACATTATACTGAATATCAGGCAAAGTACACATTCTATTATAAAGACCAAAGAGGCAAATATAGAAGTATATATGATGACCCTTTGAGTCGAATTGTTTGCAAAAACACAAAAGACTTTCGTAAAGAAGTTGCAATTAATCGAGACAAACAACTTTTCGAAAGCGACATTAATCCTATATTCCAATGTTTAAGCGAAAATTATCTTAATCAAGATGCACCAAAACTAAACATTGCATTCTTTGATATCGAGACTGACTTTGATCCAGAGAGAGGTTTTGCTGATCCTGCTGATCCATTTATGCCTATTACCTCTATTGCTGTATATTTACAGTGGCTAGAAACAATGGTCTGCTTGGCAGTCCCTCCAAAGACCCTTACAATGGATCAAGCTAAAAAAGAACTTGAAGGTATTGATAATGTAATGCTTTTTGAAAAAGAAAGCGAAATGATCGATACTTTTTTAACACTAATTGAAGATGCTGACATACTAAGTGGTTGGAATAGTGAAGGATATGATATTCCTTACACAGTAAATAGAACAAGTAGAGTATTAAGTAAAGACGATACAAGAAGATTTTGCTTATGGGGACAACTGCCTAAAAAACGTGAGTATGAAAAGTATGGAAAATCAGCTGTTACCTTTGACCTAATAGGCAGAGTGCATTTAGATAGTTTAGAATTATATCGTAAATACACATATGAAGAAAGACACAGTTATAGACTTGATGCTATTGGTGAAATCGAAGTTGGTGAGAACAAAGTGCCTTATGAAGGAACTTTGGATCAATTGTACAACAATGACTTTAGAAAATTCATTGAATACAACATACAAGATACCGCACTACTGGACAAGCTGGACAAAAAACTAAGATTCATTGATCTAAGTAACGAACTTGCACATGCAAATACTGTTTTGCTACAGACCACAATGGGTGCAGTAGCAGTTACAGAACAAGCTATTGTTAATGAAGCACATCATAGAGGCATGCAAGTTCCAAATAGACCTAAAAGAGATGATAGCGAAAACACAGCCGCGGCAGGTGCGTATGTTGCATTTCCTAAAAAAGGACTTCATAAATGGATAGGTAGTATGGACTTAAACAGTCTATATCCGAGTGTTATTCGTGCATTAAATATGGATCCAGCAACTATCGTAGGACAAATACGTCCTGAAATAAGTGAAGCTCGTGTACACGAAGATACAACTTTAAAGAAGAAATCATTTGCAGGGAGTTGGGAAGGTAAATTTGCTACAGAGGAATATGATGCAGTTATGGATCAACGTAAAGATGTTGCACTAACAGTTGACTTTGAAAATGGTAATACTGAAGTAGTAAGTGGTGCAGAACTTTACAAAATTATCTTTGATAGTAACAAACCTTGGATGCTAAGTTCGAATGGTACAATTTTTACTACAGAGCATGAAGGTGTTATTCCTGGACTGCTAAAACGTTGGTATAGCGAACGTAAAGAACTACAAGCACAACTTAAAAAAGCAAAGGATGCTGGAAATGCAATCGAAACAGAGTACTGGGACAAAAGACAACTTGTTAAAAAAATTAATCTTAATAGCTTGTACGGCGCTATTCTCAACCCTGGCTGTCGTTTTTTCGATAAACGTATTGGTCAGTCTACTACACTGACAGGTAGAACTATTGTAAAGCATATGTCAGCAGAAGTAAACAAAGTAATTACTGGAAAGTATGATCATGTTGGCGAAGCTATGATTTATGGTGATACTGACTCTTGTTACTTTAGTGCATATCCTACATTGAAAAATGATATTGAAAGCAAAAAGATTCCTTGGTCGAAAGACAACGTAATTACTTTATATGATCAAGTATGCGAAGCGGCAAATACTACATTTGAAAAGTTCATGTTACAAGCATTCCATTGTCCAAAGACACGATCAGATGTAATTGCGGCAGGTAGAGAGATTGTTGCTGAAAGCGGATTATATATTACAAAAAAACGTTATGCGGCACTGGTTATTGATAACGAAGGTTTTAGAACAGACGTAGATGGTAAAGCAGGAAAAGTAAAAGCAATGGGCTTAGACTTGCGTAGATCAGATACTCCTGTTTTTATGCAAGAGTTTCTCAGTGAATTACTACTTATGGTACTTACAAATGCACCTCAAGAAGATGTACTAGAACGTATTACTGTATTCAGAAAAGAATTCAGTGAACGTCCTGGCTGGGAAAAAGGTTCGCCGAAACGTGCAAATAAAATTGGTCACTATCAGAGACTGGAGGAGAAACAGGGAAAGGCAAATATGCCTGGCCATGTAAGAGCGAGCATTAATTGGAATACACTTAAACGTATGAACGGCGACAAATATTCTCAAGAAATTGTAGATGGTATGAAAGTAATTGTGTGTAAGCTAAAACAAAACCCGTTAGGTTATACAAGTGTAGCATATCCAACAGATGAATTACATATTCCTGATTGGTTTAAAGAACTTCCGTTTGATGATGCCGCAATGGCTGAAACTATAATTGATAACAAACTTGACAATTTAATTGGTGTGCTTGATTACCCACTTGAAGATACAAAGCAACACAATACATTTAACAGCTTATTTGATTTTGGAACTTAAAGGAGAAATAATGAAAGTAAACATTGACGACATCGGTGGTTATATTGCTAAACAGGATGATAGGTATGTTGTTAAAGACAATCCCTTTGGTAATACACTTGTTCTAAGTAGTACGAGATTGCATGGGCATAAACAAACAAGTGGGCATAGTCATGATGGTCAAGAAGAAGTTTATTTCTTTATTGAAGGGGCAGGACAAATGCAATTGGATAATGAATTTATTAAAGTAGAAGCAGGCGATGTAGTACCTATCCAAGATGGCGTATTTCATAAGGTAATGAATTTACGTGATTCGGACATGTATTTTGTTTGTGTCTTCGATGGAAAAAGGAAACACTAATGAAAGTAGGATTTACATGCTCAACTTTTGATTTGTTACATGCTGGACATGTAATAATGTTGCGTGAAGCAAAAGAACAATGCGACTATTTGTTAGTAGGATTACAAGTTGATCCTAGTGTAGATAGAAAAGAAAAAAATGCTCCTATACAAAGTATTGTAGAAAGGTATACACAACTTAATGCAGTTGAATATGTAGACGAAATTATTCCTTATGGCACAGAAAAAGATTTAGAAGATATTTTACAAATGTATCCTATTAATGTAAGAATACTAGGAGAAGAATATCGAGACAAAGATTTTACAGGTAAAGATATATGTCGTAGTAGAGATATTGACTTACATTTTAATAAACGAGATCACCGATTCAGCACAAGTGATTTACGTTCACGAGTTGCTGAAACGGAGGACAGATGAGCATTAACGATGAAAGAGAAAAAGAGAGAGCTGAAGATAAAAAATTAATAGACGAATGGTTAGCAAAAGGAAATAAAATTACAGTTTATCCTTATGGTGCTCGTTCTGAAGAGGTAGAATATACAAGCGGTATGTATGCTAAAAGGAAGAAGAAAGGTGACAAAA